ATAATTAAGTGGAAAGAAAGAGTAGTAAGTCAATCAATCTTGCAAAAAGATACTATAATTAAAACTGACTACATTAATAGAACAATCGTAAATACTCAAAAAGTTATTCCATTGTGGGTTCGTGTAGTTATCTTTGGATTGGTATTAAGTTTAGTTTTACTTTATTTATTTCAAAGAAGATGAAACGATTAAGAAAATATTTTGACCGCCAATTAGTCAAGAACTATGCTACTAAGTCTAAATCTAATCGCTTAAAACTGATTTGGTTTTTAGTGAGAATGAAAAATAAATAAAAAATAATTTGCAAATATGAAAGTTTTAATTTTATATTTGCACTCATGGAAAACAACACATCATATTTAGAATTTTTAGAACGCAAAAAACATTCAATCGGTGACTTTGGTTTTAATGTTAATTATTTGCCTGACATTGCATTTGACTTTCAAAAGTACATTATTGAGAAAGCAGTTAAAAAGGGTCGTATGGCAGTCTTTGCTGATACAGGATTAGGTAAAACTTTAATTCAGTTATCAATAGCAAAAAACATTGTTAATCATACAAACAAAAAAGTATTAATACTTACTCCTTTAGCGGTTGCCTTTCAGTTTATTTTAGAGGCTGAAAAGTTAGGCATAGACGACATCGAGTATTCAAAAGACGGCAAACACACTAAAAAAATTGTTATATGTAATTATGAAAGATTGCATTATTTTGATAGTACAGACTTTGAGGGTGTTATACTTGATGAAAGTTCAATACTAAAAAACTTTGATGGTAAAATTAAAAGTCAAGTAACGGCATTTGTAAAAAAAATACCTTATCGTTATTTATCAACTGCAACGCCAAGTCCAAATGATTTTATAGAATTGGGTACTAGTTCTGAGGCTTTGGGTTATATGGGTTACATGGATATGTTAGGTAAGTTTTTTAAGAATAATCAAAACTCAGTTGATAGTAATAATAGGAATATAGGCGAAAAGTTTTATTTAAAACCACACGCTGAAAAAGATTTCTTTGCATGGGTTAATCAATGGGCAATAATGGTTAAGATGCCAAGTGATATAGGTTTTTCAAATGATAGATACAATCTCCCTGAATTAATTGTAAATAAACACATTGTTAAAAATCAAAGTTTAATTGACATCAATGGTCAAGTTCAATTATTTACACCTATGGCAAAGTCTATGACTGAGGTTAGACATGAGCAAAAACAAACCGAAGAGAAAAGATGTGAAAAGGCTATTGAATTGGCAAAAGATAAACTATCTGTATATTGGTGTAATACTAATAATGAAAGTGAAATACTAAGGTTATCAGATAAAGATGCTGTTGAAATAATAGGTAGTCAATCAATAGACAAAAAAGAGGAAATACTTTTAGCATTTGCAAATGGCGAAATAAAAAGATTAATAACTAAGGCTAAGATGACATCAATGGGTTTAAATTGGCAACATTGTAACCACTCAGTATTTTTCCCTACATGGTCTTATGAACAATATTACCAAGCTATAAGACGTTTTTGGAGGTTTGGACAAACAAAAGATGTTACTATTGATATGGTAATTTCAGATGGACAAACAAGAGTTATTGAGGCATTACAACAAAAGACACAAAAGGCAATCGAACTACATAAAAATTTAACTCAAAACGTAAATAGAAGTTTTGAAAATAAAGTAAAAGAATTTAACAAAGAAATAATAACCCCTAATTTTATATTATAATGGAAAACAAAGTAAAAGACCAATTACACACCGACAAGTATTCTATCTACAATTCAGATTGTATGTTAGTAATGCCTACACTACCTGATGAAAGTATCGACCTTTCAATCTACTCACCACCATTTGCAGGACTTTACAATTATTCAAGTTCAGAACATGACTTTAGTAATTGCGAAAGCAAAGAACAATTTTTAGACCAATATGAATTTCTAATTAAAGAGATTGCAAGGGTAACAAAAAGCGGACGTATAACTGCCGTACATTGTACCGATGTGTTTGATAATACTTGTAGACTTTGGGATTTTCCAAATGAAATAATTAGGTTACATCATAAATATGGTTTTGAATATCGTAATAGAATAACGATTTGGAAAGAACCTTTAAAAGTTAGAATGAGAACAATGGTACAATCTTTAATGCACAAATTTATAGTTGAAGATAGTACAAAATGTTTTACTGCAATGCCTGACTATGTATTAGTATTTACTAAAAAAGGTGAAAATAAAGTACCCGTAACACACCCGTTTGGTATTAACCATTATGCAGGTGAAACTCCTATTTTGCCAAACATATTAAGAGCGTGGAATAATGCTAACAACTCAAATCTAAATGAAGTTCAACTATGGGAACATTTAAACAGAGTTAATGAAGATGATAAAATAACTAAGTTAAATCATTACATTTGGCAAAGGTACGCCTCGAGCGTTTGGGATGATATCCGAATAGATAATGTATTGCCATTTAGAGATAGTAAAGAAGAAGATGACGAAAAGCACGTACACCCTCTGCAATTAGATGTCATTGATAGATTAGTAGAGTTATACTCAAATCCTAATGAAGTCGTATTGACTCCTTTTATGGGTGTAGGTAGCGAAGTTTTTAGTCCAGTTTCAATGGGTAGAAAAGCGATAGGTATTGAACTAAAAGATAGTTATTACAAACAAGCTACATTAAATCTTAAAGAGGCAGAAAAAAGATTTAAAGAAAGTGTAAAACAAAATGAATTGTTTGAAATTTAAAAAGTTTTAATTATATTTGCATAGATTATCAGTAGGGCATGACTGAAATAAATCAAAAGACATTAAACCTCGTTCCAAGTTCGATATGCCCATCGACTTGGGATTGAGGTTTTTTATTTTAATAAATTGAAAAAAGATACTTATTATTTCTCACATGATTACAATGCGAGATTAGATGACAAAATTAAACAACTTATTCGTAAACATAGTATGTTAGGATATGGTTGTTATTGGGCAATAATTGAAGACCTTTACAATAATGCGAACGCATTGCGATTGGATTACGATGGTATTGCGTTTGATTTGCGAATTACTATTGAACAGGCAAAATCTATTATTAATGACTTTGATTTATTTGTAATTGATGGCGAACAATTTGGTTCAATGTCAGTTGAAAGAAGATTGAATGAGCGTAACGAAAAAAGTATAAAAGCCTCACAATCAGCATCATTAAGATGGCAAAAAAATAAAGAAGATGCGAACGCATTGCCAACGCAATCCGATAGCAATGCTATAAAAGAAAAGAAAGGAAAAGAAATAAAAGAAAAAGAAAATAATATATTGGAACGCAAATTAAAATTTGCTGACACGCTCAAACCTTTTGTCGAAGTTTACGGAAAAGAAATGATAAGAAAGTTTTTTAACTATTGGACTGAACCAAACAAATCAAACACTAAATTTAAAATGGAATTAGAAAAGACTTGGAGTTTAGAGAGAAGATTAGAAACATGGGCAACAAGAGAAAAGGAATTTACAAAAGATAAACCACAACCGATTAACAATTACCCTAAATTAAAATGAATACACCACCAAGCGCAATAGACTTTGAAGAGGCTATATTAGGCTCTCTCATGTTAGATAAACATTGTATTGATAAATGTACTGACATAACACCTCAGATGTTTTTTAAAAATGAACATCAAATTATATTTAGTAACATCATAAAGTTACTATCAGATAATAAACCTATTGACTTCTTATCAATTTCTCAATCACTTAAAGACAACGGACAACTTGAACAGATTGGAGGCTTATCAACTTTAGTATTTATAACCTCAAAAATTAGTTCAAGTGCAAATATAGAATATCAAAAAAGCATTTTAATTCAGAAGTTTGTGCAAAGGGAATTAATGAGAGTTTGTCAACAAGCTATGCATAAAATATGGAATGATGGCATAGACCCTTTTAAAGAAAAAGATTTAATAATAAAAGAACTTGAAGATTTAAACGCCTCAAAAAGTGTATCGTTTAAAAAGTTAGATTTAATAGTTGATGAAACTTTGACCTTATTAGAAAAGATACAAAGCCAAGATAGTTTAATAACGGGATTAGATACAGGCTATTTAACCTTAAACAAGTATTTAAACGGGTGGCAAAATTCAGACTTAGTAATAATTGGTGCAAGACCTGCTACGGGTAAGACTGCATTCTGTTTAAACTTAGTAACTAACATAGTAAGACTAAATATACCATGCGCTGTATTTTCGCTTGAAATGAGTTCAAAACAATTAGTCGATAGGTTGATAAGTAATGTATCTAATATAGAGGCATACAGGCTAAAAAGTGGTGATTTAACAGAAAGTAATTGGACAACATTACATACTCAACAATGGACATTCCCATTATACATAGATGACACTGCAAGTTTAAATATTTTAGACTTTAAAGCAAGAGCAAGGCGAATGGTAAAAGATTTAGGAGTTAAATTTATAGTGGTAGATTATCTTCAGTTAATGACTACTTACGATACAGGAAACAGAGAACAACAATTAGGTTCAATTTCAAGGGGTTTAAAAGCAACTGCAAAAGAATTAAACATACCTATTATTGCTTTGGCTCAGTTGAGTAGAGATGTAGAGAAGTCAAACAGATTACCAATGTTATCAGACCTAAGAGAGTCAGGAAGTATAGAACAAGATGCTGACATTGTAATGTTTTTGCATAATCAAACAGACCCAATGAATGAAATAGTTGAAGTTTCGGTAGTAGTGGCTAAACATCGAGCAGGTCAAGTAGGGTTAATTGATTTTGAATTTCAGAAAGGTTATCAAAGATTTATTGAAAAATAATGAAGTGTAAATCCTGCCAAACTAAATTCACCCCTAAATACTTTAATCAAAAATTCTGTATGATTAACGATGAATGTATTAAGGCTCATGTCGAGTCAGCTAAAAAAATACAAAGGGCGGTTAAAAAGAAAGAAAACCAAGTTAAGAAGTTAGAATTAAAACCTAAAAGTTATTGGTTAGCTATCCTGCAAAAAGAAATAAACCAAATTGTCAGGTTAATAGATAAGGGTTGCCCATGTATATCAAGTGGCAGACCATATCGAAGTGATGACCAAGCTGGGCATATGTACTCAGTCGGTTCTACACCTTCTTTAAGATTCAATCTTTTAAACTTATGGAGTCAATCGGTAAAAGACAATATGCACAACTCAGGAAACCTTTTAAATTATCGTGAAAATTTAGTTAATTTTGGGATTATAGACTTGATTGAAGAAGAAAAGCGAAAATATCCAACATTAAAACTATCGATTGAGGAAATAAAAGAAGCTATTTTAAAGGCTAAAATCATAAAAAAATTAATGATTGAGAAAAATAATGACGTTTTTGCATCTCGTTCTGTTCAAAATAGAGTAAATTTAAGGGTAGAATTTAACAAATTTTTAGAAATTTATAAGGCGTAAACCTTAATAAAATCAATGGATTGCAAACTATTTAAAAAAAAATTAAAAAATAATTTGTTTTTATCAAAAGTTACCCTATCTTTGTATCAACAATTAAGGAAATAATCATTATGTCAAATTACAAATTACATTTAGCAGGTACAAACAAAACAAATAACAAGTTTCAACATTCATTGCCTATTTGTGGTAAAGTATCAACAGGTATTGAATACGACACTTTGACAATAGAAGAATTTTCAAAAAAAGAAATAGGTCACAGATGTAAAAATTGTAATAATATTTTTAACAATAAATAAAAAAACAGGGGTGCGACTGCAACGCACATTTAAAAAAATACATTATGAACAAATTAAACAACCTAATCGAAAAGGCTTTAGACAAAGCTAAACAAGACCTCAACAATGAGAAAGTAGAGGTAAACTACACACCTGAGTTTTTAATAGAATTACTTGAGGAAATTAAAGAAGTAGCAAACGCAAAATACGAAATACGCAAAGAATGGTCAGAAGCATTTGAAATGGATGTATATATTGTTTATCAAAATTTGGTAAGGGTAGATGGATTTACCACACTAACGTTTGCACAAGAATATGTATCAAGTAGAGAGGAGGTAGCGAATGTCTAAGTCAGTATTTAACACATTAGCCTCAATAGACTGCAATGGTAAAGTAGAAAAGAAAAACGGACTAACTTACCTTAGTTGGATATGGGCGTGGTCAGAGGTTAAAAAAGTATATCCATCTGCAAATTACAGAGTAGTAAACTTTGATGGTAAGCCTTACCTATTTGATGAGCACTTAGGCTACTTAGTTCAAACCGAAGTAACCATTGAGGGCGAAACAATCCCTATGCAGTTGCCTGTAATGGACAACATGAACCGAGCGCAAAGACACATCGTTTATCAGAAGTTCAATAAGGACATACAACCTGCCACAATGTTTGACATAAACACTGCAATAATGAGATGTCTTACTAAGAATTTAGCTATGTTTGGATTAGGTTCTTACATCTATGCAGGGGAGGACTTGCCAATGGTTGAAACTGAGGTTGACTTATCAGCTATTCAAATCAAAGTAGACAACTGCACTACATTAGACGAACTGCAAATGTTATACGATGTACTTGAACCCTCAGAGAAAAGCAAAGCAAAGGCACTATTCACTAAAAGAAGAATACAAATCAATGGATAGAAAAGGAATGTTTACGGCAAGTCGCATCGGAGACTTATTGGCAGGTGGCACAGGCAAAACCAAACTAAACTATATCTTTGACATAGCACTTGATTTGCATGGCTTAAAAAAAGAAGTTAGCACTAAGGCTATGGTACATGGAATAGTAAACGAAAGGTCACCAATAGACATACTAATTTCAATTCATGGAGGCAAAGCAAATCTAAATGAGGTAGGTAGTCAGACATTTTATAAAGTGAATGACAAATTAGGTGCGACTCCCGATGCTTTAGGAACTGATTGGGTAGGTGATGCAAAGTGTCAATTTAATATTTTTAATTTTGTTGAACAGAACGACAAACTTGCAAAGAAGTACTACCTACAAGTCCACACTCAGATGATGGCTCTAAATGTAAATAAAGGGTATTTAATCAACTATCTAACTAAACCTGAAGAGTGGGGACAAGATGATTGGACTGAGTACCCGTTTCCATTAGAAGATAGATACTTTATTCACGAGATAGAAAGAGACGACTCAGTATGTGAAGAAATCCTACAAGCGGTTGAAACTAACCACCCTTTAATAGATGTTGCGTACCAAATGCAAGGCTCAGCAACTTTAATGGATAGCGATGAGTTCTTTTATAGTCAGTTAGTAGGCAGACAAAGGTATTTAAA